TGGTCAAGCTTTGACAGTGATCATTAACGGACTCGTGAACTCCATTTACATGCGAGTCGCATGGTGTGACTTGCATCCGCGTAGTAGCACTGCGGAAACTTTTGAACACTGGTTAGAAATAGCTAGAGAGTTCAAGAAGAAAGTTGCTCTACTTACTTATGGTGATGATAATGCACTTGATGTTTGTGATTCATGCCCATGGTACAATCATACAACGATTTCTCATGCATTTGAGAAATATGGTGTGGTTTATACTATGGCCGATAAGGAAACACAGAGTGTAGCTTACATCCCGTTTCGGGATGTTACGTTTCTGAAAAGACGTTGGCGTTTTGAACCAGAACTTGGTCATGATGTAGCTCCATTGGAAATGTCTTCAATTGAGAAAATGTTGATGATTCATATCCCTTCGGGGATTATCTCAGCACGTGCTCAAATGTGCGACACCTTCCGGAGTGCAAATGATGAAGCGTTTTGGCATGGTAAGGAAATTTTTGAGGAATGGCACGCTAGACTCATTAGGTATGCTCATCTTATGGAGATTCCTTTGGAATCACTCAATCTTTTAGATTGGGACGCTTTAATCGTAAGAGCAAAGCAACATGATGAGGCATATCTCAAAGCTCGTGCCGCGAGACAATCTCTCCTTCAGGGTTGTACTCGAAGCTATGATGTAGAGGAACCATGCCGGTGGTGTGGATATTTACATTGTTGTATGAAGAATTATGTAGATCCTTTGGATCTGCGCCCCTGCTTGTACTGTCATCACTGTCGATTTGACGATCCAGATTTGGATTGTATAAATTGTGGTGAAGAAGATACTTGCATTCAATGTGGTTGTTTATTATCACAGACTGATATCTCTAACCGGAGACATAAGTGCTGTGATTGTTTGCATCCACGTGACAGGGTGATGGACACTCGTCCTGCTTCAAACCAAAGCTCCTATACATTTGCTGGTCACGGCTTCGAATTACAAGGAAAACAAGATTCGATGAACGCTCAAGTGTGTAAAAGTAGTTCCGCCCGTGGGACTCCTCTTTTTAGAGGTGGAGAACATACTCCAAATTTCCAAAACCAGTCGAAGCATGGGTTAGCTCGACATGGTAACAAACGACCTGCGAACACAACAGAAGAGATGGTCATCTCAAACGACCACATGGGAGACAACATGGAACAAACTGTCTCACAAACTGCCACTTTTATGGATTCTGACGTGGGTGATGTAATCACGTTTCGTGAAACACACAATCAACTCATGAATGATGATATAGATGAGGTACAACTTGGTGATTTTCTCAAACGTCCCACCTTGATCAAATCCTTCACATGGTCTGAATCTGGTTTTGGTGAAACTGATTTTGATCCTTGGTCTTTATTTCTCAATAACACGAATATTAAGTATAAGTTGAATAACTTTGCTTATTTCCGTGGGAATTTGAAGGTCAAGATCTTAATGAACGCTTCTCCATTCTATTATGGTGCCTTATTCTTTGCATACACACCGCTTCAGGACACGATCATGCCATTGTACTCAACGACGAACAAGTTGATTCCGATTTCACAACAACCGGGTTTATGGTTATATCCACAGGCTAACGCTGGTGGTGAAATGACCTTACCATTCATTTGGGATCGTAATTATGTGCAGCTTACATCAGCTGCTGATGTTGCTAAACTTGGAAGATTTAAAGCTATTCAATATACTCCATTGGCAAGTGCCAATGGAGCAACCTCGAATGGTTGTACAATCCAAATCTATGCTTGGTGTGAAGACAGCACTGTCACCGGACCGACTGTCGGTCTTGCATTGCAAGGTGGTATGGATGAGTATGGTAATGGACCTGTATCAGCTATGGCTTCTGCCACTGCTAGTTGGGCGAATTATTTCACGCGGATACCTATTATAGGACGTTTTGCAAAAGCAACCTCAATTGGAGCATCCGCTGTGTCCCAAATTGCCACTCTGTTTGGTTGGACGAATGTACCGGTGATAGAAGATGTTAGACCAATTAAGAATTTGCCTTTTCATGACTTAGCTTCGGCACACTTGTCTGAGCCCACTTCCAAGATGACTCTGGATCCGAAGGGTGAGTTGAGTGTTGATCCACGTATTATTGGTGTTGAAGCCGATGACGAGTTGGCGATTACAAGTTTGTGCACTCGCGAATCCTATTTGACGTCAAGTCTATGGGAAACTACTAACTCAGTTGGTGACTTGAAGTTTGCAGCACAGGTTCACCCTCAAATGGCGGACTATGTTACAAGCACTGCGAATACTTATACAATGGCGAACACTCCTATGGGGATGGTTGGAAGTCTATTCAGACATTGGCGCGGGGATATCATCTACAGATTCAAAGTTATATGTACGAAGTACCACAAGGGAAGATTACGTATTACGTGGGACCCAGTCGCTAGTTTGAATGTTCCCAATGATACAACGAATATTGCGATGACAAAAATTATCGACTTGAGTGAGAGTGACGAAATTGAATTCAGAGTACCATATATGCAGGCGAGACAATGGTCGAATAGTGTGAGTTTACCAACGAGATTGTGGAGTACGAGTGCGATGGTGACTCCAACAGCAAATGTTTACAATGGTACTATAACGGTACGTGTATTGACGAATCTTTCGGCTCCTGTCGATGTTGCACCAGTAAGTATTTTCGTGTTCGTGCGTGGTGCTGAAAACATTGAGTTTGCTAATCCTGCGGATCTAAGCACAACGATGACGAATTTCCCAATGCAAGGGGGAGAAGCAGCGTTTGAAACAACACCTGAAAAAGAACAATATCTGGTCAATTGGGGAGAAGCAGTACCTACCCTGCGGTTATTGTTAAGACGATCTCAGATCTATGATCAACAATGTGTGACAGCAGTTGCCGCAGACACATATGGTTATGGTGAATTGGTCCAATCGCGTTTTCCGTCGTCACCGGGTTATGATCCATTTGGTCGTTTTGCTGCAAGAGGAGTTGAAACTCCTGGAACGACATATTCGTATACATACTCGGCTATGACACCATTGGCTGCTATCGCTCCTGCTTTTGTGGCAAATCGTGGATCAATACGTTGGCATTACAATGTCGATAGTGGAGGTATTCCTGTTCTGACGGAATTCTCAGCTACGCGAGTTGTGAAACCGGTGGGTCCAAAAAGATTGACATATGTTGGTCTTATTAGCGGTGCGATTTCACCTTCACAGAAGGCGTATGATCTGATGTATTTCCTAGACCCAGCTTTCGGTGCTAGTGGCACTGCTGTTACGAACTGCATCACACAGACGGGATTATCAGTAGAGATGCCTATGATGGTCCCAGTTAAGTTCCTTTCCAATCATCCCGCGAATTGGATCGATGGCAATTCAAACGAAGGTTCTGTGGAGGACAAGTACTATATTCGTTTTGGTATTCGCCCTGGAGCATTGAACGCAAGCTCCACTGATTCATTGAAACTCACTCGTTGGGTTTCAATTGGAACAGATTTCAATCTGCATTTCTTTTTGCGCTGTCCTATGACGATTATCCAAAGTCAGATGGGACGAACTCCAGTTTAACTGGACATCCGCGCACGGATGGGTTTAACCCTCCGATACATATAATGAATTTTCATTCATTTTCAGTGTACCGG